CCTGCGTCCGTTAAAAACCCAGACTTTACCGACAAGGTTGTTGACCTCATCAAGTGGGTGGACAGCCCGTTCAAGTTGGTCTCAGTGGTACTGATTGCGTTTGTTGCGTTTGCTGGATACTTTGCTTGGGATTCACGGCAGGTCATTCTTGGCGCAATCAGCAGCAAGAAAACTGAACTTAAAGAGCCAATGCTGGTTGAGGCTATTGCCAAGTCTTTGATTTACGACCTGAGCGCAGATGTAGTGATTGTGAACTCAGTCAATCTTCAGTCAAACAGCCGCACAACCATCTTAGCAATGAGCAATCAAGGTCGAGAGAAGTCTCTTGAAGGCGCAATCAATGCCTTGTTTACCAGTACTCCTGAGCATAACCGCGCAGTTATCACAATGTTTCAAGGCGAGGTGCATTGTGAGACGTTTGTGCCAAGCTCAAAGATTGGTGAGTATGCCGTTAAGCATGGCGTAACGTACATGTGTCGTGGCTCAGTGCCGCCAGAACAAGGCAGGTTTGTAGGCTACATTGCGGTGGGATTTAAGATACCACCTAAAGATATTTCACAAGCAAAAACTCGCATTAATTTAGCATCAACGGAGATGAGTAAATGATTAGCAATTGGAAATTAGCGTTTGAACAGATGCTCAAAAGTGAGGCGGGCTTCCAAGACGACGAGCGTGATGACGGCAACAAGTTACCAGACGGGCGTAAAGGCTCGACTATGCTTGGCGTGACTCAGTTCAACTGGGAACAACACGTTGGGCATCAAGTTACACACGACGATATGCGTAAGCTAACGGCTGCGGATGTTGAACCCCTTTACAAGAAAAAGTACTGGGATGTTGTGCGGGCTGACGAGCTACCCTCTGGCATTGACTACATGGTATTTGATATGGGCGTAAACGCCGGTCCGGGTCGTTCGATCAAGCTCATGCAATCTGCTTTAGGCGTTACGCCGGATGGTGGATTTGGACCCATGACAATGGCGGCTGTGCAGGCGGCTGACCCTGTAGAGTTGATTGAAAAGTTTAGCCAAGAGAAAGAGGCGTTTTACCGTAGTCTTGAAAAGTTCACTGTATACGGTGAAGGCTGGCTTAATCGTGTTGCAGCAGTTAAACTGAAAGCATCTTCAATGGTAGCGTAATGAAAAAACTACTTGTACTCCTCTTGCTGACATTTAACGCCCAAGCTCAAAACATAGTCATCTGTCAGGGTGAGTACGCCCTGTGCGCTGCGTCTCCTGCAACGCCTACTGGCAATTCCATTGTGGTGGGCAACAAGGTCTTTAAGGAAGGCGTGGCTGTTTGCCCCGTCTTAGACGGTTCAAGTATTGCAAACCTTGATTTGATGGGTGGAAGCTGCACCGCTGCTAAGGGCAAGGTCTGGAGCCTGTTTGGTTTTCCACCTGTTTCATCATTCCCGCAAGCCCCGACATGGGAAGTACAACCCGCCGTAGCTCGCACCTTTGTCACCACCGCAACGTCTGGTATGAGCAACATGTGGTCGTTTGAGTGCGTGAAGACCAAGAAGGTCAACGGAGTGCAGCTTGCTGACTGTTACGGACCACTAAATGAGTCGCCCTTTGATGGTGGACATGTTAAGGCGGGTTCGACTGTTATCACCCAAGCACCTGCGGGTGCAACATATCCAGTTGGTGGTAATTTACCTTAACGCCTAAAAGAGCTAAAATGTCAAATCAAGCGCTTTGTGATAAAACGCTCTCAAAATTACTTTTGTGGGTGGCGCTATGACCGCGAGCTTTGCTCTAACTTACGACAACTTAGTCACAACGATCGAGCAGTACCTCGAGCGTAATGACGCCGCCGTTGTCTCTCAGATCCCCGTATTTATCACACTAGCTGAGTTTGAGATTGCTCAGCAGATTAAGACGCTTGGACAGATCGAAGTTGCCCAAGGCGTGATGTCGATCGGCAATCCGATCATTCAAAAGCCCGCTCGGTGGCGCAAGACGGTGTCAATGTCGGTAACCTCGGGCGGCGAGAAGACGCCCGTTTTCTTGCGCAAGTACGAGTACCTGACCAACTATAGCGCCGAGAGCGCGAACGGTCTGCCCCAGTACTACGCGGATTACAACTACGACAACTGGTTCGTGTCGCCTACCCCAGATCAGGCGTATCAGTTCGAGGTGTTGATTTATCAGCGTCTGCAGCCTTTGTCTTCAACGAATCAAACGAACTGGATCACAAACAACGCCCCCAACGCGATGCTCTTCGGGGCGCTCTTGCAGGCTGTGATCTACCTAAAAGACGACGCACGTCAGATATTCCAACAGAAGTACGACATGGCAATGCAGGCGCTTAAAGTCGAGGACGTGACCCGCGTGGGTGACCGCTCAGCAATCGCTGTGGACTCTTAGAGGTAACTATGACCAACACCTACGTCAACCCGATCACGGGACAGACAATCAACCCGAGTCAGATCGGCTACGAAGCGCTGACGATCTCGGCAGACACGGAGCTTGACTGGCCAATCAACGGTACGACAAGCACAGACGTTGTTGCCGCAATCATTCAGGTCACCGCAACCGTTGGCAGCTTAAAGCTGTACCTGCCCTCTGCGCTGCAGGTGAGCACGGGTCAAAGCGTGCTGATTCAGAACATTGGCGCAATCACCTTCACGGTCACAGACATCTCAGGCAACACGATTGTTTCAATCGCCTCGGGTATCGCTCAGTACATCTTCTTAACCAATAACACAACAAACAACGGCACTTGGTCTACTGTCACGTTTGGAGCAGGTACTTCGTCGGCAAACGCTGCGGCTTTGGCAGGCTACGGTCTGACCGCAATTAGCACGACACTTAACCAGCAATACGCCGAGAGCTCGGTCTTCTCAAGCGTTACGTTAAACACAACGTACCGTGCTCAGTTCTTGGTCTGGTCAGGCGGCGTAGGCACGATCACGCTGCCCACAGCGTCTACGGTCGGTAACGGTTGGTTTGTTATGGTGCGCAACGGCGGCACAGGCATCCTGACGCTTACCCCAAGCGGCACAGACACGATTGACACAGCAGCTACGCAGCAGCTTCAATTGACTGAGTCATTGGTCATCGTCTCAAACGGCATTAACGGGTACGCCACGTTTGCGTATGGGCGCTCAAACACGTTTGCTTATACCCAGTTGGCCAAGGTCGTCACGGGTGGCACCACGACCCTCACGGCGGTTGAGTACGCCAACGTCGTGCAGGGCTACTCAGGGGTTTTGCTTTCAAACCAGATTGTCGTGCTGCCCTCGACCGTTCAGATTTATTACCTGAACAACCAGACGACGGGTGCGTTCTCGCTCACGTTCAAGACCTCAGCCGTCAGCGCGGCAACGGTAACGGTTGCGCAGGGTCAGACCTTGACAGTCGTCTGTGACGGCACAAACGTCTACAACTCATCAAGCGCTTCTGGCGGTACGGTCACGACGCTCACGATTAACTCAGGCTCAGCGGCTGCACCCTCGTTAAACTTTTCAGGCAACACAAGCACTGGCATGTACCAACCTGCAACGAATCAGGTAGGCTTTGCTCTGAACGGCTCAAACGCACTCACGCTCACTACGTCTGGGTTGTTTGTGCCCGCAGGTATTGCAGGGGGCACATTTTGACAGCAAAAGTTATCTCGCTCAACATCAAGCCGGGCATCCAGCGCGATGGCACGCAGTTTGATGCGCCTGTCTATGTAGACGGCAAGTGGGTGCGCTTTCAGCGCGGTCGCCCTCGTAAGGTAGGCGGCTACCGAGGAATTTTTCAAAACGCCTCAGGCATCAGTCGCGGCATGATCATGAGCTCAGAGGATGGCCTGAACTACGTCTATTCAGGTTGGAGTGGCGGTCTACAGGAGTGGGTCACGGATGATGACGACGGCGTGGGCTCGGGTCCGACCAACATCTCGCTAAGCAACTTCACGGTCGATGCGCTTAACTTGTGGCAGATGGATATCGGCTTTGACTCTGGTGGCTCAGGCAATCAGACGCTGATTGCGCATCCGGGTCTTAATCTTGCGCACATTGACAACACGCTCAACACGCCAGTATTGATCGGTAACTTCCCAACAGGCGCGATGAGTCAGGTCGGCGTCTTCACGGCTGCTGGCACGATGGTGATCGGTCCGCCTAGCGTGTTCACGATCGCCTCAGTCAACGCACTCATCGCAGTCGGTCAGACGGTGACAGGTACAGGCGTGCCCGCCAACACAACAGTGAGCATCGTGGCTGTGGGCGCGAGCACCACGACTGTGACGCTCTCAAACACGGTCTCTACGTCAGGCGCTCTGACGTTGACTTTTAACAACAACATCAGCGTGTCTGGTGGCTGCGTCATGCTGCACCCGTACCTCTTTGTGTACGGCAACAACGGTCTGATTAAGAACTGCTCGGCGGGCAATTTTCAAGACTGGGTCTCGGCTGACTCAAACGAGAACACTGTCTCTGCGGGCAAGATCGTCAAGGGTTTGCCCGTCAGAGGCGGCACGACTGCGCCATCAGGGCTCTTCTGGTCGCTTGACTCGCTTATTCGCGTGAGCTACGCGCCTACAACTGTGGGCGCGAGCACGATCTACTGGCGCTACGACATCGTGACGAGCCAGAGCTCAATCCTGTCGTCATCGAGCGTGATTGAGTACGATGGTCTGTTCTTCTGGTGCGGCGTGGATCGCTTCCTGATGTACAACGGCGTTGTGAGCGAAGTCGCCAACACCATGAACATTAACTACTTCTTTGACAACGTCAACTACGCGCAACGTCAGAAAGTCTGGGCAACGAAGATACCCCGTTGGGGTGAGATTTGGTGGTTTTACCCCAAGGGTGATGCCACGGAGTGCACGGACGCGATCATCTATAACGTGCGCGACAAGATCTGGTACGACGCGGGCGAGGCTCTAGGCGCTCGTCGCGCTGCAGGCACGTTCTCTGAGGTGTTCCGTCGCCCAATCTGGGCAGGCACCGAGACAAACGCCTCAAATACTTACACGCTCTGGCAGCACGAGACGGGTACGAACCTTGTGAATCTGAGCCAACAGAGCGCAATTCAGAGCTACTTTGAGACGGACAGTATCGGTTGGGTGAACGGTGGGCCGAACCAAAATGACGCCGTGGGCATGAACAACTACATTAGGCTCGAGCGCGTGGAGCCCGACTTTGTGCAGTCCGAGGACATGAACCTGTATGTCACGGGCAAGGGCTACGCCTCGGACGTGGATCAGGTGAGCGATGCTTATGTGTTCTCGCCCACGACGCTCAAGATTGACCTGCGCGAGCAGCGCCGAGAGATGCGCCTGCGCTTTGAGAGCAACGTGGTGAATGGTAACTACGAGTGCGGCCTGAACCTGCTCTCAGCAGACGTGGGCGACATGCGCAGCACAGGCAACCCATAATGGTTACTTACGATCCCCGCGGCCACACTTGGGACTCATGGTGCTCGCTCATGAACGAGCTGTTTGCGCCCCAACAACTAGGCGTGGTCACCGAAGACAAGTGGCGCGAGTGGGCAGACGGCATGGCGGGTAACGGTTACTTTATGAGCTCAAACATTCCCGACAGCCGATCCTTTGCTGAATGGAAAGACTGGGCGGCGTCGCTCGTTGGCATTATGAGTATAGAGCCATGAAAACAAAAATGAAGGTGCAACATGGCTGAAGCAAACTACGGCGACGTTTATAACATCTACATGAACAACTTGGGTCGCGCACCAAGCGATGCCGATGTTGCAAACTGGGTTGGTCAAGACTACGGCTCGCTTGCTACCTCATTATCAAACGAGGCTGAGGTTCAGCAAAACAATCAGCCGTTTTGGACTCAGCCCGGTGCCTTTGATCAGCCTGCTCCCGCACCTGCGGCACCGTCTGACCCTTCAAATCCTTGGTCGCAGACAGTAAACGACATCTACCAACAAGAGTTTGGTAGGCAGGCTGACGCAAGTGGCATGGCCAATTACACAAACCTGCTCAATCAGGGCATGACAGGTGAGCAGATAAGAGAGCAGCTCAGAACTAGCGCTGAGGGTCAGTCTTACGGGCTGTCACCAGACACGGGTGGCGGTGCATTGCCGACTGCTCTTAATCCAAGCAAAGGTTGGGAGTATCAGCCTGAGTCATACGCTGAGTTCACAAACGCTTACTCTTCGCCTTATTACATGAACGTTAACACGGGTGAAAGACGTGACGTAGCGCCCGTTCAATACGAGGGTGTTAACCCAGTTGATCCAAACGCTTTTGCGCAGCATCTAGCACCAAACTTTGAAGGCACGCCCACCCAATTCTATGACGAGCAAGGTAACTTAAAAGGCGTCCTAGTTGACACGGTTCGTGCGGGGTTAGGCACACGCGAAGGTGAGTTGATTCTTGACCCGATGTCGCTTGGGCTGGCACTTAAACCGAATGAGACAGCGTCGCTTGACAGCAAAATTCAGCAACGCAATGAGCAGGGTCAGTTGCTATTTATTGACCCCTTGACGGGCGGCACGACGATCTATAACACTGGTGTACCTGCTGAAACTGGCAGCACGGTCAATGATTTGCTGTACGTCAACGAAAGAAAGTACGGCGGTCAAGTTCCTGCCGATACAGTGCAAGGCGCATTGCTGATGGCCGCTATGATGGCAACGGGCGGTGTGGGCGGTGCGTTAATGAACGCGGCAGGATTTGGCGCAGGTGCTGGCGCGGGGTTGGGCACAGGTGCCGTTGTGGGTGGTGATGTCGGCGCGTTTTTAGCCGCTGACGCTGCTGCAAGCGTAGGCTCGGCTGGCGTAAACTGGGGTGCTGTGGCTACTGCTGCAGCAAAGACAGCGGCAATTAACGCGGCTGTGACTGCAGCGCAGGGCGGCAAGCTCAATGACATTTTAAAGGCAGGCGCTCTAGGCGCTGTCACGGGTGGCGCAGGCGTTGCGGGTGCTGGCTTATTAGGCGGCGGCGCACTTGCTCAGATTGGCACCCAGACTGCGATCGCAACGGCAATTGCTGCCGCAAGGGGTCAAGATCCGCTCCAAGCAGCGCTGAGCGGTGCCATCACGGCAACGCTTTCAACCGTTATCCCTGCAGGCACATCAGACGTATTGAACGGTGCGGGCATTACAGATCCTAGCATTCAGAAGGCAATTAACTCAGCAATTTCTAGCTCTGTTGTTGCGGCCGTCAGAGGCGGTGACGTTGGCACGGCAGCAATCATGGGCGCGGTCAACTCAGCGTTGACAAGCGTTGCGGGCATGATCGGCAACAGCCAAGTCGTGCAGGACATTAAAGCCAATATCACAAACGCACTCACATCAACTATTGACTCAGTCAAGTACGAGATAGGCGCAACAAACGCTCAGGCTCTGCCTATTGAGGGGTCAAATAGGTCGCCCGTTGGCACTGAATTAGACACAGCACCTTATGATGCAGATGCAGAGCTTGACAAAGTTATTCAGAACCTGCCTAGCAGCGCCTCGGGCGTTGAGTACACGCCTGCGGCACCGCCTTTGGTGCAGGCTGCAATCAATCAAGGCGCGAGCAACCCAAACGATATCAATCAGTTCTTTGCTAACTATACACCCACCGTTGGTGCGCCCTTGGGCACTTATGCCGGCGCGACAACGAGCGATGTGAACCCGCCTGCCTTATCGTCTGGCGATGACTACATATACTACAGGGATGCTCAAGGCAACGAGGTGTACGGGCCAAGGAGCATGGCACCTAACAGTGACACTGCAAGCACCGATACCACCGCGGGTGGCTTTCTAGGCGAGTACGGTGACTTAGCGCCGGCACAGAGTAGATTGGCGACTTTTGGCCAAGGCGTTGCCTCGGCTTTAGACAACACAGTGGGCGCTATCATACCTAGCGTTGCCCAGATGGCGTCCTATCTTGGCTTGCGAACAGGCGACCAGATAGCTCAACTGACAGCGTCTATGATTGGCAAGGACTACCAAGCCAACCCAGAGCTGATGCGTGAAATATCGAACAGGGTAGCCGAGGCGCTTAGTAACCCGTTTGGTAAGGCGTTTGGCGTCACCAACACCTCGGGCTACACGAGCGAGGCAAGCGGTCAAGCCCTACGTTTTATCAGCGAGAACTTAGATAAGGGCGCTGATTATTTGGCTGAGAAGACAGGCTTGCCCGCGGGCGATATCCGGTTAATAACAGACTCTATTTTGATGCGCCCCGGTACTGCCCTATCTACGGTTAGAGAGGCCGGTGCGGCCGTCAAAGACGTTGGTCGTGGCTACGCTGATGCAGCCACAGGCGTTGTGAACGAAAGCCCCACAGGCGCTTACAACTTAGGCGCTACCGTTGCTGACCTGACTCGCGCGCCTGACACTAGCTTGATGCGTGGCGAGAGCCCCACAAGGAACATCAACCTCGGTGAGATAATTGACGAGGCACCATCTTATGTAAGCCCTGAGAGGTTGTCAGCACCTGCGCCTGCTTTGGGTTATACACCAGCCGAAGTGGTTGCACCGTCTAGAGACGTTGCAAGCATTTTTAATGACGCATTTGATGCGGCTGATCGTATTCCGACTTACGATGTACCTGAGGTATCAAGAGCCGCGCCTGTCACGCAGCTTGCGCCTGAGTCTCGTGGTGCGTTACCTACAACGCTTGCAGAGCCCACAGTCAGCCCAATAAACTTGGGGCCACGGCTTGACGCAAATTCGTTGGCAACCATCACCGAGCTCAAGAGCGTTATTGATCAAAGCAGAGACGGTCGCGCTGAGCCGCAACGGCAGGCTGAGAAGTCGTTGATTGACACTACGGTTAAGACTTACGCGCCAGAGGGCGTTAAGCCGTCTGTTATAGATTTTTGGAATAAAACGTTTACTGAGGGTGCGTACTCTGACGACGTTATTGACGGTATTAAAAACACCTTTGATAATAAAGCCGCCCCACCAGAGGTCATCTTAAAGCAGGTTGATGAGGCGACTAGCCAGCTTAAAAACCTTGACGAGCAGCTACCCGCAAAGTTAGAGATGCTCAGCAACGCATCCAAGCTCGGCATCACGCCCGCTGAGGCAATTGAACTTGGGCTGTTAAATAAAAATGGCACAAAAACTGAGTTGGGCGAGAAGGTTTCGCCTACGCCACAGCCGCAGCCTAAGCCGCAGCCACAACCTCAACCGTACCCTGACCCCGTACCACCGCTCAGGCCGGTCAAGCCCGTGCTACCGGTTAAGCCTGTGCTGCCGCCTACCCCGCCGCCACCAACCGTCTACCCACCACCGCCGATTATTAACCCACCGATTGACAATCCACCGATTGACGTAAGCCCACCGATTGACGTTGAACCACCAATCGACATCAACCCGCCTATCATCAACCCACCGCCGTTGGTGCAGGCAGCGATCAACAAGCCAGTAGCGCCCAAAGTCGCAGCGCCTGCTACTACAATGACGCCATCGTATATGTACAGCGGCGTGGGCTCGCAAGGCACGACGATCGGAGCGCTGCCCGGTAACCTACAAGCTACATTCCTGCAAGGTGCAAACGTGGACGAATACAACCCATTTGAGAACTACAACGTGTATCAGCAGCTTGGTTCGCCCGCGCCTGTACGAGCTGCGCAGGGCGGTAGCCCCTTACAGCTCGCTCAGATGCAAAAGGGCATCTACGGCGTCGATCCGAGCCTCTACGGCGTGCTTCAAAAGCGAGCAGCGCCTAGTTACTTTACCTACGGCGAAGACACCTCGGGCGGCAATCCTACGACGTTTGCGGGCAGTCAGTTGATGGGTAAGCCCACGCCCGGCATCCCTGTCATCCCAACGGGGCAAAAAGCAGCCGCCGACTGGCTTTACCAAGGCTCGGGCACCAACCCCTTGGCAATGGCGGGCACAGGAATCGCAACCCTGCCCACAGGCACGATGGCTGAAGGTGGACAAGCCCACGGTGGCGAGGGCGAGCACATCCCAGAGTTCATCACAGGAGCGACCGGGCACTACGTCAGGGGTCGGGGCGACGGGCAGTCGGACGACATCCCCGCAATGCTCGCTGACGGTGAGTACGTGTTTGACGCATCGACTGTTTCAACGCTTGGTAACGGCTCATCTGACGCGGGTGCCAAGCTCTTGGACGCGTTTCGCGAGTCACTAAGAGATCACACAAGGTCAGCACCCGCTGATAAAATACCACCAAAAGCGTCGCCTCTTGAGTACATGAAAGAAGCGCTACGAAACGTAGGAAGGAAATAATCATGGCTGACATCGATCTGACAACCTTTGACCCAACGTCTGTGCCAGTCTCTCCACTGACTGCAGCGGCTGCCCCCACGCCGGGGGCGACGTTCAACGCTGCAACGGGACCGAACCTGACCGCTGCACCTAGTAACTACGTGACCCCGCCTCAGTTAGGCACACCCTCTACGCCATCAAGCGGCTCGTTCACTCAGGGCGCAGCGCTGCCTAACATCACGACTACGCAGCAGCAGGCTACAGCGGCTCCCGCGTGGTACATGGACTACCTAAACAACTTAGCCGGCACGAGCACCCAAGCAGGTGCAAACGCTCAGTATATCGGTGCACAGCCCCTGCAGCAGCAGGCGTTTAACCAGACGGCAGCAAACGTTGGTAACTACCAGCCAAACTTGCAGTCAGCTAACGCGCTCACGATGAACGCTGCGACGACGGGTGCGCCTGACTTAGCTCAAGGCTACATGAACCCGTACATGCGAAACGTGGTTGATGAGGCAGGTCGCTTAGGTCTGCAGAATATTCGCAACACGATCTCGCCTCAGGCGACTGCGGGTGCTGTGGGTAGCGGTCAGTTTGGCTCAACCCGCGGCGCTAACGTGCTCGGTCAGAACGTCACAAACGCGCTACAGACGCTTGGCGGTCAGCAGCAAGGTCTACTTGCAAGCGGTTACCAGAACGCGCTGACTACTGCGCAAGCTGATCTGCAGCGTCAGATGATGGGCGGCTCTCAAATGGGTGCCCTAGGCACCACGACGCAGAACTTGGGTATGGGTGACGTGAACGCGCTCTCTACGATGGGCGGCCAACAGCAGCAGATGGCTCAGAATCAGCAATTGTTCCCGTTACAGGTTGCAGCGCAGCAGGCGGCGCTCATGAAAGGGTTCACGATTCCAACGTCTGTGTCGTCAACTTACACCGGACCGATACCGGGCGCGTACCAATCGTCGCCGCTTACGCAGCTTGGATCTCTCGGTACTGGCATCATGGGTGGGTTTGCCACTCCTGCGGGTGGCGGCAAGTCGCCTCTTGAAAACTTGTTTGCGCAGATTGGTAAGCTGTTTCCAACAGGTAGTAGTGCACCAGTCGGATCTGGCTCTTTATCACCAGTATCTAATCCCGGTCAAATTGGTAATTATGTAAATGATTACGAAAATGCTATAAATTTCCCCGGCTCTATTCTTGCGGAATAAATCATGGTTACTTCAGCAGCTCCCCCATTAGGTATCGGCACAGACCCCGAAGCGCTTGCTAAGTACACGCAAGCAATTGACGCACAACTCGCGGCGCTTGAAAACCGTAGCGGCAATATACCTTGGTTTAAGATCTCAGCCGCCTTGGCAGATCCCGGTCGCACGGGTAGCGCTGCCGAGGGTTTTGGTCGCGCAATGGGTGTTATTGGTCAGCAGCAAGAGGAAGAACAAAAGAACGCACTACCAATCGCACAGATGCGTGCTCAGCTAGCGGGTCAGAAGTTTCAAATGGGTCAGCAAGCCAAGGCAATGGAAGGGTTGCAAGCCATGACAGGTGGTGTGCCACAAATGATTACGGCAGCAGATTTGCCAACAATTGCAAAAACTTTAAATTTAGAAATTGATGATCCAAAATTGACGCAATTAGTTGGTCAGCCAAAAGCGCCGTTTATGACTAGCACAGGGCAGAGCGTGATCGGCGCAACAGCGCAACCTATGTTCAGCAAAGAAGAAGTTAATCAAGCGCTGATTGCTAGTGGGGGCGATCCGAGTGGCGCAATGAAAATGCTTTTTGAGCGCGGCACTAAGTGGGGCGAACCGAGCATAATGCAAAAAGATATTGCCTACATAATGAACCCTAATACACCATCATTTGCCCGTCAGATAGCATTTAACAAAATAAACGCTGAGGCCGTTAAATCAAACATTGATATTGTTAATATGTTTGGCAATTTAGGCCAAGAGGGCATGGATGTTTTTAATCAGTTAAGTGGTGGCAGCCCTGTTCGTGGCACATCCACCTCTACACGTACTAGTGCCGCACCAACGGTTAGCTATGATTTCTCGCCAATAGGTGAAGGGCTTAAATTAACAAGCTCTTTTGGGCCTCGTGGCGGCGTGCCACACAATGGCATTGACCTTTCTGGAGTTCCAAGAGGCACACCTATTGCATCACCCGTTGCGGGCGAGGTTGTGTATGCAGGAAACAGCAAGGGAGCTGCGGGTAACATGGTCACCATTCGCAGCGAAGATGGTAGCCTACATTCGCTGATGCATCTAGATGGCGTCAATGTAGCCGTAGGAGATCAAATTGAATCAGGCACACCAGTCGGCCCAATAGGGGCAACGGGTAATGCCCGTGGTGTTCACGTTCACTACGAAGTAAAAGGCGCAGACGGTAAGCCGATCAACCCCCTCAATAATTTTAAGATTGAGCCAAAAGAGGATACTCAGACACCAAGTGCCGATGCGCTTAGGTTAGGCTATGAAAAGATTTCACCTTCAGAGTACCGCCTGCCGTTCAGCGGCACTATCTTCACGATTGACCCAAAATTGCCGATTAAAGAAAAAAATGACATGCTCAAGGCAGCAGTAGCAAATGAGCAGTTGATGTTCAAGGCAATGACCGAAGAAGAGCTCAAGGCATATGGCGCAAAAAGGGCTGAGTTAATTAAAATGCAACCATATAGTATGACTAAGGAAATGGGCGACTATACAAATTTAGTTAAATATTTAACCGCTCCTGAGTATAAAAATGTTGTGGGCATATTGCAGCAAAAGCCAGAGGGTAGCAACGAGACTATTTTAGGTAAGTTTATGAGTGGCTTAAAGGCACTTGGGGCGGGTGGCGAGCAAGGCATTGCCGCGGGTAGGCTTGGTAGCGTTTCTTTGCCAATTGAGCAGATGGTAAATACTTATAATTTAAGCGAGCGTGAGCGCACGGCACTTAATGAAATACAGCGCATCGTTAAGTCCGGGTTAATCAGCTCAATTGGTGAGTCAGGCAAAGTGCTTGGAATGAACCCAACTGATCCAGATCGTATGTTGTTTGAGGCGGCTGCTGCGTCAACAAGTAACCTTGCTGCAAACACGATTTATTGGGCACAGATGCGTCATGCTCAGACAGAATTCTTACGCGATGTGGCAAAAGGCATCAGGGCATATACCGGACAACACCCTGCGGCGTACTTTACTTCAAAGACTTCGCCTTATTTTAAGGCTGAAAGTGCCTTTGAAGATAAGATGGGGCGTATTCAGAAGAACGCACCGGGGTTACAGTAATCGGAGCATGACATGGCAAAAGAAAATTTTGATATTTACGCCGTTAACCCAAATCAGTACATGGCACCAGAGCCTGCGCGAGTGCCATCCAAGAGCACAGGCGAGATGATTGCCGCGGATCAGGCAAATTTAGCAGAAACCACGCCACGCGAGCCGCCTAGTCAGATGGGGCGTGCCGCGGCTATTGCGACGGGTGCCGCAGTGGGGGCGGCTGCTCAAGGTCGGAACATCATGCGCTTTAGCGATG